TGGATCTTGTTGGTATCCTATGTCCAAAACCGTTACAACCTTTTGAATGGACGACAAGTTTATACCAGTCTTGGTTGGCTAAATTCGGAACCGAAAAGCAAACCAGGATGGATAACGCTCTTAAGGACCTAGTTAATTCCCAGCTTTCCGATTATACGTCAAAAGAAATTTTCGTTAAAGTTGAAGCCTTATTAGTTACGCACAAACCCAATTGGGCCCCCAGGGTTATATTCAAGGGATCAGACGTCTACAACGCCATTTCTGGGCCCATTTTTAATGAGCTCATGAGACGCCTTGATCATTGTTTTGAAAACATGGGTGGCCCTTATCAATATCATTGTGCATATCGCAAGACTCCTGACCAGTACGTTAGTTATATCGATACAACAGGAAGCAAAGACGAATATTGGATGGAGGCTGACTTTTCTAGTAATGACAAATTCCAGTGCAGTGACGTGCAACTTCTGGAGGTTGCCCTAATGCGTGTCTTGGGTTGCCCTGAATGGTTTGTTAGGCTGCATCTGCGGTCTAACAGCTTTTCTGTGCGCAACGCTAGACACGGCATCAAGGCTCACCTACAGTTTCAATTGCCAACTGGTGCTACTGATACAACATTCAGGAACACTTTTTGGAATGCATGTATACTGCATTCATATGTTACTAGAAATCGCATTAGTCAGTGCCAAGCCATACTCTTAGGTGACGACATGCTTGCCAGAATCAAAGGTGTTGTGCCGTACAGCTGTAAACGTTACACTGCCATCGCGGGTGAAGCCCAGATGGTAGCCCAAGTTGTGCGTCACAGTCACCTTTGGACTGCCACGTTCCTTAGCAGGTTTTTTATACCCCATTGTGATAGTAAGCACCTCACAGTCCCCATTCTTGGGAAAGCTATCGCAAGGTTTAATATGCGTGCTAATAAGAATCAGGCAGTTAGTGACCATTTATATATGGCGTGCAAGTCGGTTGGTTATGCCTATGAGTTCCGTTATTTGCCGGCAATTCGTGACATCTTCCTCGAGAGGTTCAAGTATGAATTTCCCCTATCGCAAGCCAAGAAATTAGATGGGGGATTTGATGTTGAGGTTTCCTGGAATGCAAAGCAAGCCGGAGTTACGCTAAAGAACATTACTTCAAAGATTAAGGTCCGAGAAGTTTTGTGTCTTTATGACTTCAACGCTTTTTGCATTGAGAGGTATTCCTTGACTGCCGAAGAAGTACTTGATCTTTTCAAGCAAGTAGTCATGAGTGTCGAGTTAATTGACATTGAAGGGGTTGTGGTTCAGAAACTTTCTAAAGATTTTCTTTAGGCGGTTGTCTTGTTACCTGGATGGGTAGTGGGCAATCGCGTTTTCGAACCGTAATCCCAACAAATGATTTCATTAGCAAAACCAACC